TGCCATTATTTTTTTCCTCTACGTTTACTTTTTTTCATACCTTCTTTTATTCTTTGTCTAACTTTTTTACTTGCGGGAAATAAACTTTTAATTTTATTTTTAATAGTTAAATCTGTAGGTCTTGATTTTTTATTTGCCATTATTTATTTAACTCCCTAATTATTCTTCTTTTTTCAGATTTTAAGTTTCTTTTACCTTTTCTAGAATATGCTTTTTCAGAATCTACTCTTCCAAGTTCTTCTAATCTATTCATTCTTCTAGTGTTAGCTTTTCCACCTTTTCTGAATACACCTCTACCTTTTAAAACGTCAGCTCTAGTAACTTTACCATCGCCTGTTAAATCAGGAAATTTCTTTTTAACTTTACCACCATCCTTTTTACCAGGTCTGATTGGTTTCTGTCTTAAGGGTTTGCCACCTTTTCCTGTTGGTTTAGGTCTTAAAGTACCTAGACCACTTGGTCGAAGTGCTCTACCTAATCCTCTTAATTGGATTCCATATTTTTTTCTCATTTTTTTTTCCTTAATTTGTTAAGAGTCATTGCAAATCTAGCTCGTTGTCCTAACTTGCCTTTTTTCTTTGCAGCGGCTCTCAATTTAGAAGCAGGAATCTTTTTACCTTTCTTTATTCCTAAAGATTTTCTTAAAGCTCCTGGCTTCTTAATTGCTTTTTGTATAAAATTTTTAGACATTACTATCTATTAATTTTGCCTTTTTTCTTCATCTTGCTACCGAATCTTCCGTAAGACTCATCTCTAGAAGCTTTTAATTGCTTCTTCTTTTCTAGCTTTGTAACCTTGTTTCTTCTTACCAACTTTGCCGCCTTTTTTCATAGCGCCTCTGTCCATAAGTTCAGTAGGTCTTCTTTTAGCTCTGGAACCAACTCCGTATCCTCTTGAATACATCATCTCTCCAGTTCTGCCGCCCATTCCACCGCCTTTTAAAGCTTTTCTAGAATTTGCAACTTGTTTATTAAATCTTGGATTTGCCATTATTTTTTTCCTCCGTTTCTAAATATTTGGGTTCCCTTAATACCAAAAATACTCGCCACGACAAGGATCCACAGGTTTGTAAACCATGACGGTAGTGTTGAAAAGTATTCGAAGAAAAGTTTTACCTTTTCCATCGCCGCCGGATCATCCGACATCACCGCCCACATCAACACAAGAATGGGCGCCGAAATAATTATCAAAACGAATTCATCCTTGTAGTCGTTTTGACGTGCTTCTAAAAGTTTGCCTTGGTATTGCTCTTCACCGCGAGCCATTTTCTCTGCATGCATTAATTGTGCATCAGACATTGCCATTTTTGTTTTCTGACGGTTAGAATAAATCTTTGCGCCAGCTTGCATAGCAATTTTTGCTAAACTGAACCAAGCCATATTAGTACCAAGTAGCTTTAACTGGTTTTTTGTCAGGTCTCATACGTCTAGTACCTTTAACATCAACCACTTGAGATTCATCTGGGTTAGTCATTTCAACTGGGATGCCACCTTGTTGCATTCCGTCTTTACCAACACCTAATTCTTTTTCAATTTTAGGTGCTTTGACGTAACCTTGACCTCTTAAATAATCTTTAGTCATATTGTTCTCCTTATTGTTTAACTATACCTAGTTTTTCTTAAAGTTTCTACCAAAATCGTGAATTTTGCTTCTATCTGCCATGCCTTGTTTAGCTAATGACACGCTTGCACGTAATTTTGCAAGTTTTTCATTTTGGTTTAGCTTATCTTCTTGATTTTCTTGGTTCATCAGAGCTTTTGCAGTGTCAAGATCAATTCTCTCTTGCGCTTCTTCACCTTTTCTCTCATTTTCTTTAGCTCTTAAGTCAACTTCTCTTGCTTTTAGCTTAATTAATGGATCACCACTGTACTCACCCATAATTTTTTGCTCTTCATCCATGTAATCTTTAGTCATTTCAGCAATAAGTTGTGCTTTTCTTGCATTGATCTTAATTGTTAACGCTTGTGCTTGTGCAACTAGCTCTGGATTTTGTGGATTCATCTTCAACATCATCTGCATTTGTTGTGCTTGTAATAATTCAGAAGAAAATTCTAGTTGAATTTGCTCTTGAGCCATCAAACTTATTCTTTCAAGTATATTTTTTTGTAATGCAGCCATAACTGATGGTGAATTTTGCACCATATTTGATTTCATAAAGTTTAAATGTGAATCAATGTGAGCTTTGTGGTCTTGGCCAGGGAAAGCTTGGAAAGGTTTCATCCCCATTGCAGCGATTTCTTCTAGCGATGGGTCTAAAGGTGTAGGAGTTGCAGGTGGTGGTAAAATTGCATTTACATTTTTTACACCTAACGCATCATACATAGATCTATACGCTTGATAAAGATCGTGCATCTGTGGATTTGTTTGAGCCAATTGTAATTGTGATTGAGCTAAACTAATTCTTTGTGTTTGTGAAAATATATTTGGATCAGCTACGGGTAAAATATCTACCTTGTCATCAAAGTCTGCAACTTTTACATTTCTTGTTGCACCAGGAACATCATATGGATATTGAGCTGGTAAATAAGTTTTAAATACATCGGTTAATAATTTAAATTCTTGTTTTAATCCTACATATAATCTTTTGTGAATTGCAGACATAACTCTTGAACCTCTTTCAAGAAGAGCAACAGTTGTACCCACAGCAGCAGATTGATTCATATCACCAACCTGTGAGTCAGCGATAGATGCAAATCTTTGGCCTGCTTGTACTACGATACCCATTAATTGTAGTAATGTTGAGTCTGGTCCTTTGAAAGGTAGTTGCATAAACTGATCTCTGATGTTTCCACCAGGAGCATCCACATCTCTAAATTCACCAGGTTGTAAAGGTTGCGCATCGTCTCTAATTCTTAATCCTCTGGTTTTAAATCCAGCTGGTAAGTTAGCTAATGTACCCGCATCAAGAAGTTGTCTTAATGCAGCTGTAGCTGTTCTTGTTAAACCACCAATCATGTGAATTAAACCGAAGCCATAGAAACCTGTACCAGGTAAAAATTTAAATTGTACAAAGTAATTAATTTTATTTTTTAATGGGTCATCAACTTTAAAGTTTCTTCTAATTGATAATATCGTTTGATTAACTTCTGCAAACGTAATGACGTAAGGTAATTTAATTCCTGTTGGCACACCATTTTCATCCATGTCTTCATAACCAGGTAAATCTAGATTTGTATGCATTTCATAAAGTGTGTATTGATCTTCTTGACCATCTTTTGAGATACCCTCTAATTGTAATTTTTTTTCGTCTAATTGGTTTTCTGTAACAGGAGGCTCACCTAATTTTACATCTCTGTAAAAACCAGCCACTTGTTGTTTTCTTAATTCGTTACCAGACATTTTTATAACGTGGATAATTGCTTCTGTATCTTCTAGTGATGTTGCTGAATACGGAACAATTAAATCTTCTGCCGGTACAAATTTAGAAACGGCTCTACCTAAAAGCTCGTCGTAATAGACTTTCTTAAAAGTAGAGCCGGACAGGGGAAGGTAAAATAACATTTGATCAAACTCGGGTTCATACTCCGTCATCTGATCCATAAGTTGATAGTTCATAAAATCTTTAACACGTTTAGCTTGTTCTTCTTTAGCGATTGTTACATCACCTAAAATTTGTGTTCTAACTGGACCATCACTTGGTAGTAATTCTTTATAAGCTGTTGCTTGAAACTGTGTTACCGCTTCTGCTAACACTGGGTGGTTAACACCTGATGCGCCTCTGAACGGTTCTGTTCTTCTCTCGTATTTAAAACCTAATAATTCTAAACCTTCTCTGTAAGACTGTTCCCAGTCTCCTCTTGATTCTTTGTATTCTGTGTATTGATCGTAAAGTGTTGAGCCTAAAGATTGTAATTCACCTGCTCCCATATCTTCAGCTAAATTCGCAAAGTGTCCATCGGATTGTCGACCAGGGACCGTTGTTGGATCAAATGAAACTTCTGCTCCACCTTCTTCATCCATTACAACTGCTGTCGTTTCGCTAGTAGCAATTCCTTCACCAGGGATCGCGACTTCTTTTTCTTTGAATTCTTCGTCTTTTATTTCTTCGACTGTATTTGGTAATGATTTATCTATGCTGTCGACCATATCTCTATCCTATTATTAAATTACACCTTTGACGGCAACTATACCTGATAAATCTTCATCTGGCAAGTAATCGTCGATTTGTCCGTAAGGATTGTTTTTAGCTCTAGCTTTTCCTCTAGCTTTTAAATTCATCAAACCTACTGCAGCTTCAGGACCTAAATAATATGCAACTGGAGATTCATCTAAACCCATAGCTCCTTTTTCTGCTGCCTCTACTACATCAGCTGCACCCATGGCCATGATAGCTGGACCAGCAAAAGGTATAATAGGAGCTGCTGCTCTTAACACGGGTTTTGTTATTATTCCTAATGTTTTTCGTGCCGCTTTTAATCCTCTTTTTAACATTTCTTTATTTCCTTTATAACCAGCCATACCAATTTTATCATCTACAAGTTCGGGTAAATAAGACTTTGCATAATCTACAAATTTTCCTGTGGCATTGGTTGGTTGTTTATATCCAATACCTTTTGTTTTAAAAGTTCCTTTGGGAACTTCGGGTTGTAAAGTAATTTTTAACTCCTCTGCTTTTTTAATTATATTTTTAACTTTGGGATTTTTAGGATCAGGGTTTTTTTCAATAAACTTTTCAGCCATGTCTTTAAATCCACCTGATCGATTATGTGGACCTAGAATAGGATTTCTATTATATGGAAAATCTTTCATGGCTCCAGCTTTACGTACGTCTCTTTGATGTTCTATTTCAAACAAACCTCTTTTTTCTAATTCATAAATAGTGGGTTTAGATTTTATAATATTACCTTCACTATCTACTGTTGTAGATAACTTATCTAAAAGCTTTTCATTTTTTAAAATAATATTTGGATTAGCTTTTATTTTATCATTAAGCTGTCTTGTAATTAAAGACTGTTCAAAATTTAATAATTTTTCTCTTTGAGTTAAACTAACTTTATCACTTAATTTTGCTGTTCTTCTTTGTCTTCTACGTTCAGCTTTTTTAGCCATCTCTCTTTGTTTTCTTTCTGGATCTGCTTCCACAGCAGCTTTCATTTTAATTCTTTTTCTTTTAGAAATATTTTTTTGAAATTTAGAATCAAAGCCTTCAACAGTTCGTTTTGCCTCTTGTCTAGCTCTTAATTGTTGTGGAGACATTCCTGTGCCTAAATTTGGCTTTACATATTTAGGTTTGTAATTAGGATCATTAGCCATACCTTTATAATCTTCAACATATTGTTCAAAAGTTATTGTATCTACTTTTCCAAGACGAATTCTTTTTCTAATATCACTTCTTTGACTAATAGATAAATCCTCCATGTTTTTACCATATTGAATGTTAGCTATTTTTTGTTCTTGTTCTGTAACAGGAAATCTTGTTGCTCCACCACTTTTATAACCCGGTCTTATTCTTTCAAGTATAGATATAAATTCTGACATTAACTTTTATCTGTTGGATCAGTTCTTCCTGGTCCAAATCCCATTCCATAATTTCCACCACCTGGATCATAATCATAACCACTATCTGCAGCTGCAATAGCAGCTCTAGCTTGTGCTTTAGCTCTGGCCTCTGCTATTCTTTCTTGTTGTTTTTGCTCCTCTATTTTTCTAGCAAACTCTCTTGCTTTTTCTAATCCTTTTTTACCAACGTTATACAAAAACATTGGATTCATAGGATTATATTTTATCAAAGGAGTATCTCTTATTTCACTAACACCTCTTTGTATTGCCGAAAAGATACCTGGCTCTTTACCACCCATATAGTTTGGTTGATTTCTGTATGTTCGGCCCATTACTCTATTGCCCCCACTATCATCACCATCTCCATCTCCTGGTAGTATGATAGGTTTGATAGCTGGTATTCCCGCTGCTGGTGATTGTTGTGTCATCTGTGCGTAAGTCTTGGTTAGTGGTGTTATTGTACCTGTCCTACTAAACAGATCTAAATAATCTTTTTTGTTAGGATACTGTGCTTGAAGCGTTGGGTTGTTATCATAAACAGCACTTAAGTTAGCTAGACCACCTGTAGCTTTACCATCTCTTGGTTTATCCATTTTTTCTTTAAATCTTTTAATGGCTTCTTTATTTTCTTTTCTCATTCTTGCAAGTGTTTGTTTTTCTGACTCTTGCAAAATTAATTTAGGATCAACAGGTTCTTTTACTTTTGTAGTTTTAGGAGCTTGTCCTATTTTAACATCTCCTTTTTTAATTAAATTTTGAATACCTTCCGGTCTTGGTTTAAATGGATTTGTAATTCTGTCTTTTGGAAACTCTATAACTTTTTTAGAATCGATAGCTTTTTGTCTCGCTCTCATCTTTAACTTCAACAAGTCAAGACCTTTAGGCATAACTCCTTTAGCTGCCTTATAAGCTCTGACCATTAATTTTAGTGCTTGTAAATATCCCATTAGTAATAGTTATAATTTTTCTTCGCTTGCGCTTGATCT